CGGCCTACTTCGTCGGCGAAGGCACCGCGGTGAGCGAGAGCGAGCCGACCTACTCGAACGTGCAGCTCATTGCCAAGAAATTGGCCGTGGGAACCCGCATGTCGAGCGAGGTGGTGGAAGACGCTCTCGTGTCGATCGCTGATGCCGTGGCTACGGAGTTCGCAACGAGCTTGGCCTACAAGACCGACTTGGTCGGCTGGCTCGGCGCGGGCGACTCGGCTTCGGGCGGAATCTACGGCGTGGTGCCGAAGGTCAATGACGGCACGCACAACGCGGGCGTCGTGACTGCCGGTGCCGGTGCCACGGGCTTCGAGACCCTGACCGTGACCGACTTCATCAAGGTCATCGGCAAGATGCCGCTCTACGCCCGCCAGGGTGCAGCGTGGTACATCTCGCCGGCCGGCTTTGCTGCCTCGATGGCCCGCCTCCGCTACGCGGCTGGTGGCAACACCGTCGAGCAGGTTGGCGGCGGCGTGACCGAGCAGTTCATGGGATTCCCAGTGAACTACGTTCACGTCCTCGACGGCACGCTCGGTGCCGACGCGGGCAAGGTCAAGGTTCTCTTCGCGAACCTGGGTCTCTCCAGCATCTACGCTCGTCGCCGCGACTTCGCAGTGCGGATGTACGACCAAGTCTACGCCACGACAGATCAGCTCCTGCTCCAGGGCACGATGCGGTTCGACGTGGTTCATCACTCGCTCGGCGACAACACGACCGCCGGCCCCGTGGTTGCTCTGAAGTCCGCGGCGTCGTGAGCCTGACAACACCCCTCTAGAAGGAGAACCCTAGAACCATGATCCATTCTCAGAACGACAAGGTTGTCGGCTCCGTCCCAGCGGCCGTCGGCACCAGCGCAGTGACCCTGACGATCGACACCCGCGGCTACGATCACGCGAGCGTGACCGTGATGCGGGCGAGCAACGCCTCGACGGTGTTTGCCAGCGTGCTGAAGGTCGAAGAGTCGGACGACAACGTGTCCTACTCGAACGTGTCGGGCCTCGTCGGCGGCACCGACTTCACGATCCCGACCGTGTCCGACACGGCCGTGGCATCGATCGTGAAGCTCGATGTCGACACCAAGGCGAAGAAGCGTTACCTCAAGGTCACGGCGACCCCCGCGGTCAGCGTGAACACTGTTGTGACGGCTCGTCTGTCGCGTGGTGAAGAGGCTCCGGTGACGGCGGCTGATGCTGGCGTGCTCGGCTGGGTTAAGGGCTGATTCCCGACTTGCGGGACGGCCATGACGGCCGACAAAGGCGCATGGATGCGCGCCCGCTCCACATAAGGAGCGATCCATGCTGATGCGAGTAGGCAACGTCGAAGCGGAAATCAAAGTCGCGGCGGTCATGTCGACCCCGCGACTGGGATTCACCGACAACTTTTTCTGCGTCTCGTCGGCACTGGCCCCGCATGGCATCAGTCCCATCAAGGTGACGGGTGCTTTCTGGGGCCAGTGCCTTCAGCGAGCGATGGAACAGGTCATCGACTCACACGACGTGATCCTGACCGTCGACTACGACACGGTCTTCAACGCGAAGACGGTCGAGGCGTTGCTGACGCTGCTGATGCACTCTGGTTTCGACGCAATCGCGCCGCTCCAGACGAAGCGGGAGGCGAACGCCGTGATGTTCGCCCTGGCAGGAAGCGACGCTGACGAGAGGACGACGGTCGACGGCGAATTCTTTGGCAAGGTGGTGCAGCCGGTCGAGACGGCACACTTCGGGCTGACGTTCCTGCGAACCGCCGCCCTGAAGAAGATGAAGAAGCCCTGGTTCATCGCTCGTGCGAATGACCAGGGCGAGTGGAACGGCGGGCATACCGACGAAGACATCGCCTTTTGGAAGTCCTGGGCGGCCTGTGGAAACACGCTGGGGCTGGCTACGCACGTCAGCGTCGGGCACGCCGAGTTGATGGTGACGTGGCCCTCAAGGAGCGCCGATGGCGGCAAGGTGCAGCAGCACACGACCGAGTATTGGACGAACGGCCAGAAGGCACCGGAAAACGCCTGGGGGCAGGTCAATTGAAGATTCGCATCCTCCAGAACTTCGACTGCTACGAGAAAGGCCAAGTCTTCGAGGACTGGGCCGCTGGCATGTGCGACATCCTCATCCGCCGCGGGCTGATCGAGGAGGCCGAGACTGCCGAGTTGGTTCCCGAGACCATTGAGCGGGCTGAAGTGGCCGTGAAGCACACACCGAAGAAGAGGCGGTAAATGGACACGATTGTCTTCGGTACGCCGCAGAGGCCGACAGCGACGATTACGCCGTATCGCAGTCTGCGGCGAGTCACGAACCCGGCCGTGGAGCCGGTCAGCCTGTCGACGGCGAAGCAGCACTGCCGCGTGGACACCGAGGTCGACGATCTCTACATCCAAGGCTTGATCGCGGTGGCGCGGCAGTACGTCGAGGACGTGCTGGACATCACGATCTGCACGACGGTGTGGGAGGCGAAGTACGACCTTTTCCCCGTGTGGGCGATTGTTCTGCCCAGACTCCCGATGCGAGATGCGGCGGTCACAGTCACCTATCGGAACGGCGACGGAACTTTCGGCACGATCTCGAGCGCAAACGGCGACTTTCAGGTTGATGCGAGCGTGATGCCTGGGCGGGTTTACCCGCAATGGGCTCGCTCGTGGCCGTCGACTCGAGGTGACGAGAACTCGGTGGTCGTTCGGTATTCGGCGGGCTACGGCGACGACGGGCAGAGTGCGCCTCCCATCGTGAAGCACCTCATCTGCCTGCTTGTTGCCCACTGGTACGACACTCGCCAGCCGGCGGTCACCGGGGCACCCGTCTCGGTGCCACAGACGTTTGAAACGCTCCTGGCCGCGGCCAGCATGGGGGTATATCGATGACTGTACGAGCTAGGATCGACGTTGACGCCGTCTACCACGACGCAGGCGACTCATCGCTGACGGTCGGCGTGATCTCGGAACACATCGCCCCGTCGCTGACGACGGCCCAGACGATCAATGGGAGCGTCGGCACAGCCGCTGTGCAGATCGTCGGGGCGACGCCTTTGTCGACGCTGGTGGTCAAGAATACGGGCTCAAGCGTACTGCGGCTGGCAGGTGCCATTAACGTGGCTGCGGGCCGCGTGGCGGTTCTGCCGGTGACGACGACGATCACAGTGTCGGCTCCCTCTGGGTCGGGTTCCTATACCGCTCTCTGGATGGGCTGAAATGATCAACTCCGGCAGCATGCGTGAGCAGGTGACGATCCAGAAGCCGGTCGAGCAGCAGAGTTCGTTCGGCGAGACGACGCTGACCTGGGTGGACGAGTCCACGGTCTACGCCAGCATCATGGGCGTCAGGGCCAGCGACTACTTCGCCGCCCAGCAGGCAGGCGCTCTGGTCACTCACCGCATTCGCATTCGGTTCTTCCCCAGCCTCACTCACCAGCATCGCCTGCTCTGGCGAGGCCGCGTGATGGAGATTTCCAGTGTCCTTGAGCGGGAGAACCGCTCGATCCACGAGATACTAGCGAGGGAGGCCGCGACATGATTACGCAGGGTCAAGGATCGCCGAGGACGTTTGGCGGCAGCACGGCGAAGTCGCTAGCCGAGGGGTTCGTAACGGTCAAAACAGCCGGCATTCGCGAGCTGGCCGAGGAATTGCAGTCGCTCGCCGCGAAGATGGGCGAGCCCAGAGCGCTCGAGGTCGCCGTCAGGAAGGCGGCAGAGCACATCAGGAAGGGCTACCAGTCCAAAGTCCGCAACGTCACAGGCAACTTAAAGAAGTCCGTCAGGATCAAGACCAAGTCTTACGAAGCCGCGACGGTAGCCATTGTCGGCCCGTGGCAGTCAGGCACGTCCGGCAGTCGCGAGGGCGCAGAATCTGGGAATGCAGCGTGGTTGGTGGAGTTCGGCAGCGACCGCAGAAAACCGGGGACAAAAGGGCGTCGCACCTACGTCAACGTGCATCAGATGATCAACGGGAAGATGCGTAGGCACTCGTCTGCGAATGACCAGCAGTTCGCAAATATGTCGAAGGGGCACTACTTCCTCATGGGCAGCATAAACGAGGTCACGCGGCAAGCCGGCATGGGGAAAGGATATCCGCACGACTTTGGGCATACGAACGGAAAGATGCACCCAGTCACGCTACACCCAGGCGAGACGTATGGGGCCATGCCTGCGTCTCACGCCATGCAGAAAACCATCGACGAGCAGCAAGAGGCCGTGTTTAACACGCTCAAGACGGCAATCGAAAACACGCTATTAAGGCTGACTCAGTGATCATCTCCCCAGAAAAACACGTCTTCCAGAGGCTCGTGACCACGCCGAAGGTGGCGAGGTTGGTCGGCTTTCAGGTGTATCCGATCGCCGTGCCGAAAAACGCCGTCCTGCCGTTCTGCATCTACAAGCGCAACAACATATCGAGGGAGTCGTCGCTGTCTGGTCCGCTGTTCTTACCTGTGGTGAACCTTCAGATCGCCTCGTGGGGGCTCTCTTACGACACGGCGAGAGAGCTAGCGGATGAGGTACGGATCACTCTGGATGGTCACACTGGGATTCTGGCGGGCGTTACAATACATGATATGAGGCTCGTCTCTGAAACAGACGACTACCTCGACCCGGCCGCCGTGGGCGCACAGCTCCCCCCGGCCTACGAAGTGCGGCAGCTTTATCAAATTCGTTGGAGCGAATCACAGGAGTAGCTCATGGCATATGCAGTTTCGCAGGGTATCACGCTCACGCTCGGCGGAGCGGCCGTGCCGAGTGTGACGCAGGTCACTGTCAGCGAGAACGCGCCGAACGTCGACACGTCCCACCTCGGTCTGGCGAACGGTGCGTACCGGACGTTCATTGCGGGCCTCAAGGACGCGGCCGAGGTGACAATGAACCACATCGGCGACCCCATCAGCGTCGGCGACAAGGTGGGCGGCCTGACGGCCGGAAGCATCTCGTTCGCCGGTGCCACTGTGATGTCCAGCGAAGTTGCGTACCGAGTCGGCGAACTCGTTGCGTACACAACCACGATTCGGGCCTCAAACTAGCATTGGCTACCCAGTAACACAAGGAGCACAACAGTGCCAGCCGCACTTTCCAACACGACGATTTCCTTTGGAAGCACCAACTACACGGCCACTTCGGTCACCGTCCGCGACATGCGGGACCAGATCGACGTGACCGCGCTGGACGACACGCAGCGGCAGTATCAGGTGTCCCCGCTCTTCAATGCCGCAGAGGCCCAGGTCGAGTTCGTCGGCTACGGCCCTCGGGCTGGAGTGTCGGGCGCACTGACGGCCCCCGGCGTAAGCGGCATCAGCGGCACCGTGGTGTCCAGCAGCGTGACGTTCAATCTCAACGAACCGATTCGGTCGCAGGCGACCATTCAGTTCTCGAGGTGAGCTTCATGAGAGGTGCGTCGTCGCAGAGGTGACTCATGCCAGGCGCAACCGCTCACGGCGCTACATTCTCGTTCGGGGCGTTCTCGGGCGTCGTTACGGGACTTTCGTTCGACTCGCCTGCCGCCGAGATTGTCGACATGACATCGCTCTCGCATGGATCGCGAATGATCATTGCCGCGCCGACCGGAGCCTGGACGGGCGGCGTGATCACCGTGGAATACATGGGAGGTGATGCTCAGGGGCTGGTAGGCGCGGTCGCGCCGCTTGCTTTCTCGTCGCCGGGCCTGTCGGTGTCTCGAAGAGCTGTCTGCGAGTCGGCGTCGTCTTCGGCGCAAATCGGAGACGCGGTTCGCGGCACGCTTCGATTCCGTATTACTGACTACATGGGCAGCTAGACGGCAGGATGCCGCATCAACCAAAAAAGACTTGGAGCATTACTCATGCCTCTTGATAAGAAAAGCATCCTGGCCGCTGACGACGTTCGCAAAGAGAAGGTACACGTCCCAGAGTGGAAGGGCGACGTGTTCCTGCGGGTGCTGACGGGCACCGACCGCGACAGGTTCGAGGAGAGCTACGCCGACCAGAAGATGAAGGCGTTCCGCATCCGCTTCCTCCTGCTGGCCCTGTGCGACGAGGACGGCGAGCGGTTGTTCTCCGACGAAGAGGCCGACATTCTCGGCAGGAAGTCGTCGGTGGTCATTAATCGCTTGTTCGAGGCTGGCTGGAAGCTGAACGCCTTCACCCAGGAGGCAGTTGATGCCTTGGGGGAAGGTTCGCCCTCCGACCAGAAAGACGATTCTACTTCCGCCTAGCGGCAACGCTTGGCATGAGCGTCAAGCGTTTGCTCAAGGAGGTCGACAGTAAGGAAATCGCTGAGTGGTACGCATACGACCAGCGGTGGCCGCTGCCTGACCCTTGGGCGCAAACGGCGAGGATATGCAGGGTGATCATGGCAGCATCAGGCAACTACAAGAGAAACGACCTGCCTGATGAGTCCGCGTTCATTCCTGCTGTTGTCAGGCCAGAGCATTCGCAGGCGAGGATTTTGGCCGAGTTGAACAAGCTAAACGCGCTGAAGCGGGAGTAAGGCGATGGCGAGCGGCTATCTCGGCAAAATCAGTGCGATTGTCTCGGCGAATACGGCCGACTTCCAGAGCAAGCTGAACGCCTCTGCGAAGGACGTGCAGTCTTTCGCTCGCAGCGTGCAGAGCAACCTGACTTCTGCGTCGCGAGACGCCGCGAGGTCATTCGAGAGCATCTACACGCCGCTCCAGAAGTTTGAGCGGTCGCTCCAGGCCGCGGCTTCGATGAAGCTGTCGTTCAAGGGCTTCGCCGGTGCCGTCAAGGACGTGGATGTCCTGCGGCAGCGGCTGGGGTCAATGAAGGACTCGCAGATTTCGCTGGTTCTCAAAGCCAGCGGGCTGAAGAACATCACAGAGGTGCGAGAAGCACTTGTTGGGCTGCGTGCAAAAGACCTCCAGATCGTCGCCAAGGTCGGCGGCATCGAGAAGGTCAGGGAGCTTCGGGCGCTCTCGGCCGAGAAGCGAGTCGATTTCGCGATAAACCTGATCGACTCTGGTCTCGGCAGGAAGCTTGCTGATGCGAAGTCAAAGGTGCAGGAGCTAAAGGCCGCGGTGGCCTCCGTCAGGGACGGCGGGACTGTGCCGGAAGGCGGCGTCGGCGGCCTTGCTAGCGAGTACCGCGAGGCGACTGCGGAAGTCCGACGCCTTCAGGAGCTTGGGCGGCAGTCGATCAAGACGACGCTCGGCGTCAACGTGCAGAAGGACGCAGACGTTGACCGAATCCTCCAGGCGGCCGAGCGTGCAGATGCAATCCGCCTCCCCGTCGTGCTGGACGTTCTCGGCGAAGCCGCCGTCAAAGAGGCGGTCACCCAGAGCCAGCGACTCCGCTCTGTGGCCGAGCAGATCAATAAGCCGTTCGGCGAGGCGGTGGGCAAGCTCCAGGCGATGTCAATCGAGACCCAGGCCGGACTGCTGCCGGCGTTCAAGCGAGTCCAAGCCCAAGTTGAGTCGCTAAAGTCGAATATAGAGAGTGGCGTTCTGCCCGCGACCGCGATAGCGCAGCAGTTCGACGAGGTTGAGAAACGTGCTCTGGCAGCCGCGGGGGCCGTCGGCCGCCTCGCGGAGGCAGAGCAGAAGACAGCCCGACTAAAAACAGGTCGTGAGCTTGCGTTCGCGGCACCGCAACTTGCCGCCACGCTTGGACGCGGGGAAGAGGTCGGCAATAGGGCTGCATCTCTTCCTTCGTCGGTGATTCAAGCGAATCCTCGCATCGCTGAAATGCTGACCGAGATCGACGGTCTAGCGAACAAAGCCGTCGCTGCGTTTGCGAAACTTGAGTCCCGCGCAGCGAGGGGACTCGACACAAGCAGCTCGCAGAAGCAAGTGGATGCGCTCCGGGCAAAGCTCGAGGTGCTTTTCGACGAGTTCGACAGGACATACCAGATACACGTCGACACCGAGCAGGCGAAGAAGGATTTCGACGAACTGACCGCCAAGGCCGCGGCGATGCGCGAGAGAAACGCCTTCGTCATCACTGGCCGCCCCCAGAACATGGAGCAGGCCGACGCCCGTCGCGGCCAGCTTGAAGGCGACATCAGCGGCCTGGACCGCTCGCAGCGTCAGAACTACAAGCCCCTCTTGGAGGACGCCTCGCTGGCCCGCCTGATGGGCGACTTGGACAAGGTTAATGACGTTCTTGACCAGATTGCATTCAAGGTGGCAACAGACAAGGCATTCAACGTCAAGACCGCCCAGGCCAAGAAGGACTTGAACGACCTCAAGGCCACGATGGACTCGTTGAGGGACGAGTCGAACTTCGTCATCTCCGCGAAGGTGCAGAATGCAGGGCAGGCCGAGGCTGAGATTAAGCGAATCGTCGGGAGCATGGAGCAGCTTGACGCAGGTCAAAGACAGGCTTTGCAGCCGAAGGTCGACGCTGCCATATCGTCTCTCGGTGCGAAGGACGCCAAGACCGGCCTCCCCGACATCGCAGCCATGTCGGCGGCCGTCAAAGACTTGAGCGACGCAGCCGAAAACGAACTTGTTATCAAGGTCAAGGCTGACGAGGCAAAGAAGAGCGTCGACTCCCTGAAGGACTCACTCGGTTCGATTGCAGACAGGATCGGCGACCCGAGCGAGCCGGTCGACAGGCTTCGCAAGGCCGTTGACGCCGCGAATGCGGCGATCGCCAAGATGCCGGCTGGAGCGCTTAAGACAAAGCTTGAGGGCGACCTCAACTCAGAGAAGATTCGGATCGAGGCGATGGCCCGCCCTAGTGCGCCGCCGCCGATCCCAGTTAACATCGATGCCGCTGCTGGCAGGGCGAACGCCATCGCAGCCGCTGCTGTAGCCGGCACGCCAGCGAAGGCCGCATCGAACCCGCTGGGGGCAGACTTCGGCACGGCTGAGAGGCAAGTCGCCTCCCTTCAGTCGACCGTGATGTCGCTTCAGAGCAGCCTAGAGAAGCTGCCGGTGCCGATGCAGGCGCAGTTCATTCCGGCGATCAACAAAGTTCGCGATGCGTTCCAGAAGCTCACCCCATCGTCCACGGCTGCTGAGATCGATGCCGTCACAAAGAAGGCCGCCGGCCTTGAGCGAGCGTTCGCCAGGGCTGGTCAGGCTGCCGAGTTCGGCGGCACGCTCGGCGAAGCACTCAACGCAGCGGCGATCACGAAGACTGAGAAGCAGCTCGGTTTCATCCGGTCAAAGCTACTCGAGGTTGGTGCGACTGCGAGCGGTCCAGTGGCCGCTGCGTTCAACGCATACTCGGCCGCTGCCGCCGCCGCCGCGAACGCCGGTGTTTCTGGAACCGCCGCCACAACAAAACAGCTTGACGGCCTGATCGCCAAGATCGGCGAAGCCCTAGTCGCCGAGGGTAAGCTCACTGCGGCGCAGGGCAAGGCGTTCAGCAAGAGCGTCGGCGACGTTGGGCGAGCAGGGGCCGACAAGTTTGCCCTTTTTCTTAACCAGGCTGCCTTTGCTGTGGACGACTTCATGTCGTCGACCGGCGGACTTGAGTTCAAGCTTCGCGCAGTCAGCAACAACATCACGCAGATGGGCTTCGTACTTGGAGGCACGACGGGACTGTTCGTCGGTCTCGGCGCCGTCATCGCGGGGCAGGCGGCCGTTGGGCTCATCAAATGGATCAACAACGGCCGTTCGGCAGAAGACCAGACAAAAGCGCTCAACGAGGCGTTGGCACGACAGAAGAGCTTGGTCGAGGAGTTGGCAGAGGCGTTCAAGTCGCTTGGGGAATCCATGTCTCGCGGAACGCTTTCTGCCGTGGGTGAGCAGGCCGCTGATTTCGCTCGTCAGGTCGAAGAAATCCAGAAGAAGCAAGCGGAGGTTCGCAAAAGCAGAGTCGCGGACCTTGATCCAGAAGTTCAAAAAGAGAGAGCCGAGCAAAACAAGCTTAAGGGCCAGTTGGAAAAGGAGACGGACCCCGGCAGACGAATCGCTATAACTCGCGAGATGGCAGATTCGCAACGCCGCGAGCGGGACGCAAGCGCCGCCGCCGTTGCAAGACTGCCAGCCGAGGATGAGGCAAGGGTCAGGGTTCGCGAGTCAATGATTCGCATAGGTCTCTCAGAGCTAGGCCCGAACCGTGGCGATGACCCAACGAGAGGGGCAAGAGAGCAGCAAGTACGAGAGCGAGCGGCCGCCAGGGCGGAAGCGATACCCGTAGGCGCTCGGCCCGAGGACATCCGAGCCCAGATGGCGGGCGTGAACCAGCAAATCGAAGACGCGAAGGCCGCCGCCGCCAAGCCGAGTCCGCTGGGGTTTGCGACATCGGAAGTAGCAGCCAAGGAAATACTGAAGCTTGAGCAGCTTCTCAGAAGTCTTGAGCAACCGCTCGCAAAAGCCATCGATGACGCCGCCGTTGAGATCGCAGACTCCTCTCGCGGTCCCGCCGAGCAAATCCGTCAAGCGCAGGAAGAGGTTGCCAAGGCCGTCGAAGCTGGCTTGCCAGGAGCCCGCGTATTCGGCGCGGAGCTGGACAAAATCGGCGGCAGGCTGTCGGAAGCATACAAGAAGCTGAGAGAGGTCGTTTCCGGCAAAGACGCCAGCGGCAGGGAGCTGACAGTCGACGAGAAGGAAGCCCGCACCAGGCAGGCGCAAGGCGAAATCGACGGCCTCAACGCCGAACGCGTCCGCATCGCCGCCCAGGCCGACGCCTTCCGCTACGAACGCACTGTTGATCCGCAGCGGCAGATTGATGCGAGGATGGCCCGCGCCCGCAGCAACCTGGGGGCCGCCGGCCTCGAGGACGGCCGCATCGCCCGTCGTATGCGGGAGATTGAGAACGAGCGGGCGACCATCCAGCGACAGTCGACATTGCCTGAGTTCCAGAATCCTCTAGCGCAGGGAGCCTTGCAGAAGCGAGAGCAGGCACTAAACGCGGAAGCCGCCGCCATCGAGGCTGCGACGATCGCGATCAAGGCATTCGCCGCCGCCCTTGATCAGGCATCGCAGGAATCAAAGAGCAATCTAAACGCCGCGCAGCAGGCCGCCGACGAGGCACGCAGGGCCGATCTGGGCAACAGCACGCCGCAGACGCGAGAGGCCCGCCAGCGAGCAGAGGCAGACCTTCAACGGCAGCGCGAGGCCGAGCAAAAAGTGCAGGTCGAGGTCGCAGTCGCGCGAGATCAATTGGAGAAGCTACAGAAAACAGACGCCGACCGGATAAGGCAGATTGACGAAGAGTTGAAGGGCGGCGGAAAACCAGCCGACAAGGCCAGGGCTCAACTTGCCGAAGAGCGTGCGGCAGTGGAGGCGAAGGTCAGCGGCAGCAACTCGGCGGCCACCTCCGATGCCGAGCAGGCGAGAAAGAGGAGTGAGGCCGCGAAGGCACGCAGGCTGGCTGTTCTTGACGAATTCAAAGCCGCAAAAGACCTGGGAATTGACACAACAGGCATGCAACTTGGTGCCGTCAGGGAAGCAATTCGAGGTGCAGGCCGTGGAGATGTTGCCGACAAGCTTGCAAAACGAAGTGATGCGACTTTTGACGAAATGCTCAATGCCGGATTCGCCGCGGAAGAGGCTGGATCAGGGCTCTGGGACGCCATCACGCAGGCGGGCGAGGAACTCGCGGCCGCCACGGCTCGCCGAGCCGAAGTCGTCAACGAAGGCACCGCACGACTTGCCGAAATGGACGCGAAGATCGCGGCCGTGCCAGCGGGCGATGGTCGTGAGGAGCTTATCCGCGAGCGTGCCGCGCTCTCGGCAAAGCTGGAGGCCAGGGCTCTTGAGTTTCAGGACAAAGTCGACAAGGCAGGGCTTGACGCTAGTTCGCGAGAAGAGGAGCAGCGTAAGTCTGCTGCCCGCGGTCTCGATCTTGCTAGGACGCCATCAGGGAAGTTTGCAGAACAGACCAATAGGGGGCTGGCAGATATTCAGGCTTACTTCCAGCGGCGTATCGACGAGAACCGCGGCCTTCGGCCAGTCGGCGACGCCGAGGCCCAGGCCGCCTCCGAGGAACGCTTCCGCAGGGAACGCGAGAAGGAAGCGCGCACGGCGACTGCCGAAGGCCGAGGTCGCGATCTCGGCATGACCGACCGCGAGCGATTCCGTCGCGACTTCGCCGAAGGCGCAGGTGCCGACATCAACGCCCGCGCCAAGCAGCTTCGCGATGGCGGCCAAGACCCGACCGACTTCCTCCGCCAAGCTATCTCCAACCAGATGAAGCAAGTAGCTCCAATGCTTCAGTCATTCCAAGACGAACGGCAGAACGCCCTGCTCCAAGGCCCATCCCGCGCCGCCCTCAACGTCTCCGACGTGTCGACGAGTCAGGGGCAGAGCGAACTCACTAGGCTTCTGCGAGGCGACGACCCGGCGAAGGACGTGAACCTCGCCGAGCTACAGAGGCAGACTCAGGCGCTCGAGGACATCAAGAACACACTCAAGGACGCAAACCCCGGAGTCCTGCTGTAATGCCGAAGCTCGTATCAGAACTCGCGCAGGGCAAATCATTCAGCCGCAGCGCCGAAGGCGGCACGCTCGCAGATCGGGCGACGCGAACGTGGAAGATTCTGCTCAACACGCCGAATGAGTCGTTCAACATCGCGCAGGCTGTCGGCGTTAACATCGGCGACCCGTTGGGGAGCGCGAATCCGATTCCGTGCGTCAGCCTGGACGTGAAGGCTGACGGCGAAAGCCGGCTGGTGCGGATCGTCACTGCTGAGTACCGAAGCAGCCCGAGCATCGGCGGCACAGACCCTGGGCTCCAAGAGCCCGCCGTCCGGCCTGCGATGTACTCGATGACCACGTCGCTGACGGAAATCGCGGCCTGGGGCGGGTCGCTCGTGTCTGGGGGGGCGTCCGGCGATTGGTCGCCCATGATCAACCCAGTAGGAGACTTGGTCGATGGGATCACGCGGCTCGAGCCCGTCGTGAACATCAATGTTGACCAATACTCATACAGCGACATGAGCCAGTTGCTCGCCTACTGCGGGTACGTCAACAGCGACGGATTCACGTTCTCGAACCTCTCGATCGGCGTCCACTGCTGCATGCTCCAGAGCATCTCGTCGAACGCGGTGGTCGAGCAGTTCGGCGACGTGACATTTCGTGGCTTCAAAGTGTCCTTTGGTTTCGCCGTCAGGGCGCACTGGACCCTCACGCGAAATGGCTTCCAGGCCATCGGGTGGGACATGGCCGTGCCGCAAACGGGGTTTAATATCAAAAACTCCAACAGCGGCGGCGCAGACCAAGAGACTCTTATGTGGGAGATGGACGACGGCAAGGTCAAAATGCCTCTGGTCTTGGTGAAGCCCGGCCAACGAGTCCCCGCACAGGTCACAATCGCTGCCGGTAACGGGAGCTGGGCGCAGCGGCCAGCGTCGAGGCCCGTGGCCCTGAACGATGACGGCACGCCGCGGTCGCCGAGTGCCTCGCCGCAAGTGCTTATCAACCGCATCTGCATCCAGCCCGAGATGGCGTTTGGCAGCAACTTCTCGAACTTTGGCATCCGCTGGTTCGCATAGGCCGAAGGTGAATAATGTCTCTGACACTGCCCATCAACCGTCGCGTGACCGTAAGCGAGCGGCGCAACTACACGCTGACCTACAGTTTCTGCGATTTCACCAACGTCCCAGCGTCAGGCAGCCAGATACTCGCGAAAGCGCTGCCGCGATTTCAGGGTTTTCTTTCCGATGTCGGCTTTTGGCAAGAAACCACCTCGAGCCCCTACGCGACCTACGCCAGCCGCCGCACCTTTGGGACCGGCGACATGCTCTGGCGACAGACAGGAACTCGAAGCGGAAAAGAAAGCCAGTTCTCCGCCACGAGGGATTACAACGTCTACACGAAGGTTGTCACAGCCGTCGATCTGCCGGTGAGCATAGGCGGCGGCCTGCTGTCTGTCACGATTCCGTTCGGCGCGACGTTTACACGCAGACTGCTCGATAACAATGCGATGGATTTAGAGGACACATTCATCGGAAACGACCCGATGAATTACTATTATTACATCTCCGTCGCTGGCTCTCAGTACGCAGGCGGCTCTCTGGCGGTCGGCGTTGGCTCGATCGTCGTGGAGATCGACTTGGGGCAGCCCGCCCCTGTCACGCCAGTGACTCCGCCCACGGTGTGCTCCGTAGAGATCGCATAAGGCTACTTCATGTCTGGCAAATACCTCATCGGCGAGAGTCTCCGCGAGAAGCTGAAAAGCACGATCGCGAAGGTGGACTCTATCCCCTTTGGCGGGCCGGTGAGCCGGATACCGACGATCGCCAGCAGCGACGGGCCGACCTATGTGCCCAAGGTCTTTCGCGTTTGCACCGCAACAGGTGCATGGCCGATAAATTCGTCAAAGACCGTGACTTTCTACGGTGTCACGTCCACGCCGAACACGGTCGACGTTGTCAATCAGATCGTCAGCCTACCCGCCCCTAGGAGCACGGCGACCAGCCGCATCGTCAACGTGGCGAAAGACGGCACGCAGTGGTATCTGATCAGCTTTCAGATGGGGACGCAAACCGCAGTGTTTGCTACAGCCACGCAAACCATGACGTTTGTCG